CAACAAGTTCATGTCGACCAGCGAAAACGCCAGTCGAGGAGGGGGAAATTATGGAGAAATGGCGGCGCCCATGACTCCAAAACCGGACCGACCCGAAAGGGCGCTCCGTGCGCCGATCACTCCGGCACGGCCAGTCTACAGGATCAAGGATGTAGAATGGAAGAAATTGGGTGATGGACAGCGTAAGCTGTTAAAATCTCAGTGGTCTATCGTCTTGACGGATATGCAAGGCAGGACGGCCGCTGAGAGAAAAGAGATTCGTGAAATTGCGCTAGCAGATCTGGCGTCGAAACACAAGTCTCAGAGCGATCAAGTTGAGTTGAAACTCCAGAAAGCTCGAGAGGATGCAGTACGTCTTGGAAGCCGTGCTGCTGTGAGGCGCTATTATGCCCTCAAGACTAGTGCAGACCAGCATGGCGGATTGGAAGTGGATTCCAACCGGCATTTGCGTGGACGCACTCAGCCATCCCAATTCCGTAAGATTGTCAAGACTAGGCTCAGCAAGCCCAAACAGTCATTGAGGGAAATGCATTATCATAATATGCGTAAACCTGAGATTACTCGGCCAGTCTACGATTTTGTTGAAATTGAAACGGTCCCCCATGCCCCAGCTCAGAATTATCTTCAAGCGATCCAGAAGAGAATTCAGGTCATGGCCCGTGGTATGCTTCCATTAGACGAAAACTTATTGACTAGACAGTATTTCGTCCATTTGCCTGATAGGCTTTTGTTCTTGATTCGTCTAGCGCCGGTTGAACCAATGTATAACGTTCTTCTGAGACTTAAGGAAGTCTGCCCCCCAAAATATTTTCGTTTCATCGATCAGTCCCATGACGATGTTACGACTTCAAGGGGGGTGCCAATCAATCTCGAAATGCCAGCTTCGACCTACCCAGACATGGACATCTGGATTGGAAGGGGGCGGCTATTGGGTGGAGCCAACATCTTGCCATTCAGTGAAACTGAAAATGGTTTCGATTTTGGTGAAGTAGAGCTAAAAGATGCCAATCTTGAAGAGCTCCTTCTCACCTTTACTGATTCCAATCTTGGGCCGTATGTCAAACATCTTCAGGGGTATGGAAACGGTAGGAGATTTTGTTGGTTTCTCGATGGCATTCGTGCCATCGAGACTAAATGGACTTCCTTAACAGGTAAATTTCGACTCTCCTTGCATATTTACAAAGGCGAAAAGAAAATTGGTACGGTCGCCGACGGACCTGCTGGTTTCACTGATGAGGATATCAGGAAACTTAAGGCAGTCTGGGACCCACCACCGAATGTCAATGTACCAGTTGACGCTCCGTTACCGCCTGAGAAGAAATTTCAAGTCAATGACCCAAAAGGGAAAATTCCCATTGACGAAATACCAAAGCAGAATGCCCCAACTTTTGCCGCGGTTGTTAATACAAATTTGCCACCTGCACCTGTTAAAGCCAGGGCCGCATTGGAAAAGAAACAGAAGATTGTTAAAGAGCACTCCTCTGTTGAATTCAAGTGTGGAAAGAAACCTCATGTTAAGGTCGAGTGTGAACATTGTCATTCGATCCGAAAAATGAATGTTTCCCGTAAAAAGGCTTTCAGTTGTTGTTGTCCCAAGCGCATTTGTCAGTTCTGCACCAGAACTGCTTGTGAGCACGACAACGGCAGGGTCTGTGAATCAAAATGTTTTGTTTGTGATCTGTTTTTATCAGAACACAAAAACAAGCGTTTTTGTCCTCCCCCAAAGAAGGATGAGCCCAAGGTAGTTGCTGCTTCAAAAGTGGCTGCCGCGGATTCTCCAAACATGGAGGTTAAAATTGCGACTGAACAGCAGGTAAATTTGGTCAACCAGAAGGCAGCTGAAATGCCGAAGAAAAAGGAAGATGATTCTTCCTCCAGTGAAGATGAAGACTCATTGAAAGAAGTCATTGTTGACTCGCCCCCTGATCACGACTTTTATGATCAGTTTGATGTGCATGGATCTGATGACATCCTCGCCTACGACCCCACTTTGACCATTGAGGAAGTTCGCGAGTTTGCCTATAACAGGTTCTACATGTCCTGGGGAATTTTACTTTATATTTACTGGAAAATCAAAATGTGTTACAACACAATCCCAAAAGAATACAGGAAAGCTTTTAGTACTGTTCATTGGTTGTTGTTCCTCATTGATTTGCTCACAAAAATTTCTGAGTATTTCTTCTACAAATCAGTTACCTTCAGCCCGATCGGGCTGACGTTAAATGTCTTGTGTTTTATTATAACTGTAAAACATCCAGCAAGATGGCTATATAAACTCCTTCAATGGAGGTACTTCTCAGATTTAGAGCCTGAGGAACAGCTAATTATCTTGCCGCATTTTTCCAGTTGGAGAATATGGGAATCATTTACGTCAAGCCGTCGGATTAGGCTTGTTGCGTTTGAAAGGAAGGTCGGACCTAAAGCCATTCCGCAGTTCAAACCTATGTATTTTGTACTCAATAATCCAAAATTCCGCTCACTTTATGAAGCACCAATCGGTTCAAGTTTCTTTCTTGCCGTTTTTGGTGACAGTCATTCGAGGCGATTCTATCTCAGGAAACAAAATTTAACGATAACAGTCTGTGATCCAGTCCCATTAGAAGGCGGTGATTACAGAGCAACCAGTTATCAAGTTACTGAGCTTAAGGATCCAAATCCTTACCTCTATAAGGTTAAAGTGTTTTGCGGGAATCAAGACTCCACTGATTCCTATGACATGGTTGTTTCATTCGCCATGGTAAAGGAGTTTCTGGCTTTGCCAAAGTGTGTGTCTCCTACGGAAAGCATTGAAACTATTGAAAGTAAGATTGTCCACAATTTAGGAGGAATGAATTACATTAACATTCCAGCTGGTTTTAATACACAGCTCAACATTATCAACAATACTTTCCATTATTTGAGATACAAAATCATTTCAAACCGACAAAATGATTTGCACAGACTCCCACCTTCGGGGGGGTTTCCGTGCCCAACGTACTAGTTAGAACGGCTTCCGTGGGCTATAATGCCCACGAGGTTCCCATCCCTCAATTACAAGATGGGCACTTCGTCGTCAAAGGCGAAGTTGTTAACATTGATCCTACATTAGAGTTGAGGATCAAAAGGGAGACTAATAATCGACCTATAGTTGCCGTATCTCTAGGGCCGCACTTAGAAGGTGCCGCCGCGCCGCATGTCAATCCAGGTCATGCTGCGACTACTGCGTTGGGCGGAATTTATCGCTTCGGACGAGAAATTCCAGCCAATCAATATCCACACCATTCTCGACGTTTTCGGAGGTTCGTTCGTCGCTGGCTAAATAAGAACCTTACTCCTTTTACTTCTGAAGAAGATCTTTCTTTTGAACACTGGATTGAAAACACTACTTATTCCCAAAAACGTAAAGAGGAATTGATCGCTAAATTTAAGTCTTTGAACTTTAATTGGTCAATGAAGCCTAAAGAGCTCAAGAAGTATTTCAATGTCAAATCTTTTCCCAAGGATGAGACATATCCAGATTTTAAACATTCACGGTCCATCAATTCTCGTGATGATGTTGTTAAATGCCTGTTTGGGCCAATCATGCAGGCTATCGCAAATTATCTCATGAAGACCCGACGTGAATTTATTAAATATGTTCCTGTTCATCAGAGACCCCAATATATTATCGACTTGTTGCACAAGTTAGCTGTCAAATTCAAATCATCAGATTATACTTCGTTTGAGGCACATTTTAATGCCCAAATAATGAAAGACTGCGAAATGCAACTTTTTGAGCATATGCTCCAAAATGTCGACAACGGGCCAAAAATGATCGAATTCATAAGATATGCCAAGTACATAAACCCCAATATGTGCTTTTTCAAAGACTTTTTAATTAAAGTCACTGGCAAAAGGATGAGTGGTGAAATGGATACTTCTCTTTCTAATGGGTTTTCAAATTTGATGTTTCTGCTTTATTCTGCGGAAGTCCATGGGATCGATCCCGACAATGTCCTAGTTGTCATTGAAGGGGACGATGCCCTATGCGTCATATATGGAGAAATTCCTGACGCATTTTACAAATCTTTTGGGCTTTCCGTCAAAATTGAGCAACACAACAATCTTGAATATGCCAGTTTCTGTGGCCTTGTCTTTGATCTTAAAGACAGAGCCATTGTGACAGACATCTTCGATGCTATGGCTACTTTTGGTTGGACCACACAAAATTACTTTAACGCTAAAGAGGAAACTCTCAAATCAATTCTACGATGTAAAGCGTTATCTATGGCCTACCAATACAAACATTGCCCAATTTTATCACAATTTGCATACAAGATGTTACAGCTAACTGCTGATGTCAAAACTGACAAAATCCTCCAAAATCCCCGGTTTGTTGATTCATACTATTTGGAGGTCCTAACCCAGGCTATTGAATATGCCAAGACCAATGATTTGGTCCCGCAAGTTCAATATGGAACACGGAACCTGGTGGAAAATCTTTATGGGATAACAATACATGATCAGCTGTTAATAGAGAAACAGATCGAGAAAATATCAGATCTGTCTTCCTTCTCTTGTCCACTACTGCTGAAACATGCCCCTAAGTCATACACAAAATATTTTGACACCTATGTTGTTAAACGACAAACTCGTGATTACAACTGCGTAGACTTACTTTTTCCACGTCTACACACACCTTACAACACAATTAGTGTTAATTAGATTTCAAGTATAGTCGCTTGGTCAACTGGTGCGTGCAGAGTACCTTTTCCAACCCCCCCTT